AGCACCTCTATCACCAGCCGTGGCAGCACCTCTATCACCAGCCGTGGCAGCACCACAATTACCAGCCGTGGCAGCACCATAATTACCAGCCGTGGCAGCACCACTATCACCAGCCGTGGCAGCACCACAATTACCAGCCGTGGCAGCACCACAATCACCAGCCGTGGCAGCACCACAATCACCAGCCGTGGCAGGTTTTCCCGGATCCGCATTACACTCGTTAGTACACCGTTCCTTGACATAAGATACAGCTGCTTTCACAAGCCCCCTTATATCAAGCTCAGCACCTATTCTAATTTTTGAAGAGCAAACCTTGTCACTTTCTGAATCGTCTATTTTACCGCTCTGTTCAACCTCACAAAACCTTGACCCGGCTGGCGTATAGTAACCAAAAACATCCAGAGGGTAAGGACATGCATGAAAACCTTTTTCACATGCCTTTATGTCGCCTGTTTCTTCATACTCCTTACCTACCTCATACTTAAATCCTCTACAAGATAAATCTTTATCAAATGCTTTATAAGCCTTTATTTTCTGTTCCATGATATTGTTTATTTTTCGTTATTTTGATATTTCGATAATTTTTTGTTCAAAGATCGGGCATTCCCTTTTGCCCAACAGATGTATTCCATGAAGCCTGTAGCATGGCTTTTCGGGAATCGAATCGTATTTACGGTATATGGCACAACGGCGGCAGATGCGATGTATACCGTATTTCCCTTTTGCGCCGTAACATACCACAGGATAACCGTCAGCAGTTCTCATATTCCGCCTTTTTCTTCCGTTTCAGCCTTCTGATGAAAGACTTGACCTTGTTCCTCACCATCTCTGTTATTTTGTCCGCATCCTCGGCAAAGGCACACTGGTAAATCATATCCGTGCTTTTTGACATGAAGTCCACCTGAGCTTTGGCGGCTTTCCCGCATTCGGAAACCTTGTCAAACATCTCTATACGGTAATCAGGATGATACTTTTTTAAAATCTCGTTACAGTCCATCGTAAAGGTCTCAACCATATCGCACAGCATGATGATACTGTTGGTGAGGACGTTTATCTCCTCCCTGTCCTCCTCCGACATTTCACGCATGAATTATCCATGGATTCCGACATCCCCTCATATTCGGAAAGGTATTGGTTTATGACACGTGTTTCTATACCGTCCATCATCTGTTTGAGTTTCATTGCCTCCATATAGCGGTGTGACCTGAGAAGGGAAGCGTGCCTTTCCCTCAGCTTCAGCATCTGCCTGTCCTCATTGATCATCTTTTTCATCCGTTCCACCACATCCGCGGGGAGGTCGTTTACGGTCAGCTTATTTCTCATGGATTGCCCCCTTTCTTGTTGTTTGTATTTTTGTTCCCGTCCTCTTTCTTCGCCCTGTCAATCCATCTTTGGAATTTGGCAGCTACAAGAGGACAATGGATGCGCAGGTTCCTGTCGCGTTCCGCTTCCCATTCACGTATCTTTGTCTGCATCTCGGTATTCATAAATTTCTCCTATTTCGTTATAATTCTTTTTTTTGAAAACTATTGCATATTTGCCCATATCTGTCACAGGCACACACTCTATGCCCTTTGGCCTTACAATACGCAGAATTGTCCCCAAAGTCCGAGGCATTCTTGCAATTCCGGCATTTGACATATACGAGTTCCGATTTGACTTTCTTTGCCATATTTAAAATGGATTGTTATCCTCTTCAGTGCTATTACTTGATATGGGAATAATGTTCAAGTCGTAAAAGTGAGTAGATGCGGCATTGAAACCACAGATAAACTTCAATAGCCCTATATTCCTGCCTTTAGCTATATCAATCATGGCAGTTCCTTTTGTGTCCACGTCTGAAAACTCATCAGGATAACGTTTCCCTTTTACCTCGGGGCGATAAATCAGCATAACTATATCTGCTGCTTCCGCTATCTGTCCACTATCCCTTAACCTTGCCAATGTAGGTACAGGGTTAAGATTATCCCTATTCATCTGTGACAATGCAATAATCCATATATCCAAATCCTTTGCCAAATTCTTCAGCCTTCTTGCAACCTCTCCCATCTGCTGTTCTTTGTTGCTTCCCTTCATGTTAACATTCAAAATCTGTAAATAATCGACCACAGCCCCGTCTATCCCATTTTTTAATTTCATCTGACGGATTGAGGATATTATCGTGTCGATATTAGACGTGCTTCTGTCATCGAAATAGATTTGCATTTTTGATACAGTATCCACAGCCCGGTCTACATTTTCCAACTGTATTCCAGAAAGCGGTGAGTAAAGTATGACATTTGAAGGAATACCACTTATCATTGAAATGATTCTAGACGTTATCTGTTCCTTCTTCATCTCCATTGAATACATGGCTATCTTAGCACCTGCTATTGCAGCGTTTTTCATCATGCTTACAGCCATTGACGTCTTGCCAGCACTAGTTTCACCAGCAATGATTATCAGGTCTGATTTTTGAAGCCCACCTGTTTTCCCGTCTATCTTGTCAAATCCGGTCGGTGTACCTGTCAATTCTGTTTTTCCTGACATGTTGCGGTTTATCGTTTCATACACGGATTCTATGCTTTCCTTGACCGTGCTGATAGAATTACAATTGGATGAGAACAGATTAGCAAGCTGATCTGACACTTTTTGCACGACATCGGCAATATCTTCCTTCTCATTAAAAGCGTTACTGTCGAGATAACTCCCAATATCAAAAAAACGTCTCCGTATCATCAGGTCATGAAGTCTACACGCATATTGATACAGATCGAATGTGTACATTCCTGATATCTTTACCAGCTCATATAAACTAAAGTCCGGATAGGAAAACTCCAGTTTTGATTTCACGCTGACGGCATCAGCTCTTCCGCCAGAATCCGTTATTTGCAATACAGTCCTGTATATCTGCTTGTGGAAATCATTATAGAAACAATTTTCAGTAAGGATATCCCTCACTTCGTAAATGGTATCTCTCTCGCTTAGAATGGTCCCAAGAACACGTTTCTCACACTCTTCATCTCTTGGTAATATACGCATTCCACTCGGTATTATTTCATTTTTCATCTTTCATAAACTCAAATTGTTTTAAAACAGCGTTATACAAAACATCCCATTTGGAACGGATGTCTACTCTGCCTTCAATTGTGCATAATGCGCTTTTAAACATATCGTTCCCATATTTGTCCCGTAAAAACAAAAACTCTTCTTCCGTAGGCAATCGCATATTGGAAAAACAATACGGTGCTTGTTTCTTGATATACGACAGGAATTTGTGATATGTCTTGTTGCATTCGGAAGATTCCAGCAAAGCATCATTCGTGTCCTGGAACAAATTTGTAGCCCCCTTTTTTATCTCAGTCGATATCCAGTTCCTGAAATGCTCCATAAAGCCTTTCCTGTCTTTCGAGATAGTCCCTCCGGCTTTTAGGCTTATCACGAACTTGTCAAGCCATAGAAGAAACATATCATGGTCGAAAACCTTTATCCCGTTACGGTACAAATGAAGCCTTATTGCTTCCTCCCATCCGGTGTCTGATGACAACTCATGTTGCAATTCGCTGAGATCTATATCACAACTTCCAAAATCAGAACCCATTTTTTCTTTTACTCTATTTATAGAGTTTTCTTTATTTATTTCTTCTTTCTTATTATTTGGGTTAGAGGTGGGTTGCAAAATTCCATCATTCTTATGCAGGTGGGTTACTAGGTGGGTTATCAACCCTTGTAACTCTCTATCATTTAATTTGTTAGGTGGGTTACTAGGTGGGTTATCTACAACTTCACCATTATATTTCTCAAAATTGATGAGAGTAATCACATTAACTCCTTGGCTATTATCAGTAGTGATCATTTTCTCTCTCTTCAACTTTCCAAGTAAAGATTTAACCCATTGTTCAGATCTTCCCCATTTTTTAGCAAGAAATCTATTGGATGCAGGATATTGCCCTCTTCCCCATGTTACTTCATAACACCCGATGCGCGACGTAATCGATGATGCCTCAAATCGTGCTGACTGTATCAAGTCAATCCACGCTTCGCACTCATTAAATGCCCGGGCGGCCTGCCATATCTTGTTATCAAATAACTTGCGGCTTAGTTTTATAAATCCTTTATCGCTCATTTCTTAGAATGGATTATCTTCTTTAAAAAAAAAAGATTTTACATCGCTTACAGACAGATTATAATTGGGAATATGTGCTTCCTTAATTACCCAATTCTTTTGTTGGTACTTAAAATGAATACCATTTAATCCATATTTGTATAAATAGATTTTAAAATAGGGGCTATTGTTATAGAGAAATACAAAATCAGATCTACATTCTATTTCCTTTCCTATCAAGAAAAATTGTAAGGATATAGGACGGTTATGTATGTTACATCTTTCCTCTATATATTTAGAGATTCCTGTGCCATATCTTGCTGCTTGAGCCATTGTTGACATATTAATAATATCTTTTTTCAGTTCGTAAATTGATATTATCACATCTTCGGGATTAATACTTACAGTCATTAAATCAAGTATTCCGTAATCACCAAGATTTACCTGTCTGTACATTTTACCTGATATTGATAGCCCTTTATTAAATAATTCATATTTCCCATATTCACTTTGGTATGCTTCCCAAATAATGTCCTCTAAATCTTTCTCTAAAAATTCCATATTACTTTTTTATTATTTCAATTAAATAAAGCAAATTGACTTCCCCACTTTTAGGGCATTTAGGTATATGTTCTATTTCATTCATTATTTCTCCTATTGTTTTCATAATTTATGATATAAGAGGTGTGGCAGCCTTGTATAAGGCTACCAGCACTTAGTTGATTATATTTTTGTTATTTCTTGATACAGAAGATTTATCGTGTCTACATCATTCTTGAAGCATTCAAGTGTTTCTTCATTGACACATGAAGCATAGTTAAACAAAATCTGTACAAGTTGGTCAGCAAGTTCTTTCGGAGGCATGAACTCGTTGAAGAAATCATTCAGTGAAGTGAAGTCGTACTGTTTCATAACTGACCTCCTTTCTTCGCTGAAATGAAGCAAGCAATAAACGGTAATAGAAACAAGATAGGGTTAATGATAGTGAGTACTAGCATTATCAACACGAAAATGGCTTTTACGTTAGCCGATAACGTAGATGTAGAAGTTACTGTACTTCGCTTCTGCTCTAATTTCATGGAGTTTGGCATACGATGAAATTTGAGTTATATATAAAAGGAAAGCCGTTAGCCTCCCAAAGTCGCCAAACTCCGACTAAATTCGCATAACGAAAGCAGTCCGTAGGGAAAACTAACGGCTATATCTTTGCGATAAAAGCTGTCAAGTAGATATAAAATATCCACTTTCGATATGCTATATAAAATCAAAGTTTGGCGAACTTTTCACCGCAAAGATACAACTCAAATTCAAAACACCAAAATAAAATTCAAATATCTTTCAAATAATTATCCACCACTTTAATAAACTCGTCCAATGATCGGACAACAACGTACTTCGCTCCAATACTCTCAAATTCCTTTTGATAAGCTTTCTGATTCTCTGACTGTCTGCCTGTCTTTGCTTTTAATTCAATACCACAAAAGGGATAGAATCTATTTGGTATAAGCAGTATCAAATCAGGGAAGCCAGCACGAACACCCATCTGCTTGAACTTGGAAGCTTCAATAGCATTACGCTTTCCTCCATTGGGAGAATGATGGAGCCTTTTCGTCCATTTAGGGTATTTAAAATCCCAATATTGAATAATAGCCTTTTGAAGCTGATCTTCTAAATGTCTCATTCTCTCTTTTTAATAAAAAGCCCCGAAGCGCATTCTCCGGGGCACAACCATTATTTATTAACCCATGCCATTTATGTGTGGCTCACATTTATCTGCTATGTAAAATATAGTGCAAAGTTCCTTTTGATTGTATTCCAAACTTATTCATTGTTTGGGTATAAGACTTTGAAAATTGATAAAATCGTTTTATCTCTAAAACATCGCTATCATTCCATTTCATAGCAAAAGAATGGCTCGCTATTTTTGCAGCCCTAATGCGTTCTCCCTCAGGCTTATCAAGCGCATTTTCGCTAAATGTGCCTAATTCGATATTATCCCATGATGTATTTCTTTTATTACCATCTAAATGACGAATGCAATCACAAGCAAAAGATAACTCTCCATATTTCTGATACGCACATAATTTATATGCAGGAATAGAACAGATTTTTTTATTTATCCTTATATTGAAAAATGGATATCCTGAAGCCATATAGCAAGGAACTCTTATTTTGTTTGTTGGTGATAAAATATCTCCATTTTTAAGAATCCTATATCCTCTATTAAACGCTTCCACTATATTTAAATTAAATTTATTGAATCTATTCATAATCAAATTACTTTTTTAGTGTGGTAGCAGGATTCGAACCTGCATGATAGGATTAATACGGATTGTCAGGTTTTATTTTCAACCTATCTAACGCTTAGCAAGGATTTTCACCTTACGAGTAACCGTACTTAATTAGCGTCTACCTATTCCGCCATACCACATGTTTGCCCACCCTATCTTCACAGACCGGACAGGCATGTAAACAAATGAACTTAATCAAAATTAAAATTATCCTCACCGTTAGGTTCTTCGTCCGGCATATCATTACCGAAATCCATAGGAATGAACCAGTCTGAAATAAACTCTTCCATATCAGTCAATTTTTAAGCATTAGGGAACTCTGGTTTAACATCTGGATTTGCTTCATAAGGATAAACATCCATAATAGCAGTTTCCGCTACCGAAGCAATCACGTAGTCTGCCATTGTGCCTTTCATTCCTTCATCCAGTTTCTTGACTGCATCTCTCAAGTCGGCTGCTTGAACAAGAATGTTTGTGGATGTTTTCTTTTCCGCACCAGTTTTTTCATCCAATGTGATAAAGTATAACTTGCATTTAAAATACCTGTCAGCCGATTCTTCATCTGAGAAAAATATCTCAGAATAGTTGGCACGTTTTATGTCAGAAACAGTAAATTCACCGCTAATAAACGGTGTCATTTCCTCAATACATCTTCCTTCGCTTTCTGTAAAAGATAAAGAATCAAATAAATAAGATTCTGTGACTTTTTTATTCATCCCGTTTTCCATTACTTTCTCGTATCGAATCTTTACCTCAAACCATGTGTGCATCATAATCATTCCTCCTTTGTCTTGTTACGTTCCTTAATCATTGCATCAGCTATCTGATAAGCTGATTTAGCCTGTCCTTCATAGTAGTAGTTTGTAACACTAGCTTCTTTGGACGGGAAAAACAATGTTACAACTCTATTCCATAAAGTTCTTCTGCGTTTTGCTGTCATCATCATACACTTCATCGCTTCAAGCGCAATATGATCTCGTGATATGTTGCTTTCCATAATCAGTCCTCTTCTTGTATTAGTCGTTTAATTAATTCTTTTTCCCATCCTTGAATAAATCCATTCTCGTCAATATTCATAATGATGTAATCGCCATATCCGTTTTCTTTCGGGCACATTACCTTGGGCACATAGCCGTTGTAAGAAGTGATAACCTCTTTGTTTCCATCGAGAATTTCACAAGCAAAATCATCGCATACTTTGTAATGGATATTGGCGGTAATTCCTTGCTGCCAGTTTACTATCTTACCTGCTTCGATTTCAATAAGCGGTCGCCAACGCCAATTCTCGCCATGCAGAACTCTGTGTTGTTCCCCTACATATTCAGCGCATGGAATAGTAGGTTCGGCAGCAGGGCTCTCTAAATCTTCGCAATTGGTATCATACTCTCCGTTTACTTTCGCATCGTCCCAATAACGTACACCAGCATCCACTTTCAAGTAGATTGCTTCAAACTCTGTTGGTTTGTTGATTGTAATTTTCATATTATTTTAATTGATTAATAACTTGTCTTTTGATTTTCTTGTACAGCTTCCCGACAAAACGTCCATGCTTCTCTGTTCCGTCATCGGGCAACTCGTTTTTATAAATATGAAGAAGTAACTGGATGAGAAGCACTTCTTGTTTTGTCAAAGTAAGTTTCATTTTTTAAAGATATTTACTCATTCTATCAACCTCTATTTGGGCTAATTGTAACAGGGATTCTTCATTAGGGGCAGGAAGATATACAGGAAATACATCATTCATAACCGACCAGTTTCTCCATTTCTCAACAGATAAGGACATTTCTTTTGTATCGAGTTCGTATGTGTGCCTGACATATATTGTCTTTATACCAGCTATTTCTTTCTCTACAAAATAAATGTCCTTGTTTACTTCCTTGTATATGAACTCTGCTTCGTCCTTTGTATATCCAGTTTGTGTAGCCCAATATCCAATAAGAAGCCATAAGTATTTGTTCTGATTTAAAGATCTTTGCGGTTTCTTTTCCGTCAGTTCAAATACCTTCTGTTCCTTTATCAACTTCTCCAGCTTCGCTCTTGCCTGCTGGACGTGGAGAGGATTGGAACCATCGTATTTCATAGGCTAAAATGGCAGATCATCATCCGACACGCTCGGAGCACTATTTATATCCTCTGGGGTGGGTGATGTATTCTGAGGTATAAACTCTTTGAGGTCCCCGCAGATATAGTTCCTTCCTTCTACTCGTTCCTCCTTTTTAGGGGAACAAGTGATGAAGTGGGTATGTCCGAACTGGGATTTCTCTTTGCGCTCGATAACAGCCACATTCACATAGATTCTTTCAACTCCATCTTTACACTTAATTTTCTTCATCTGCTCACGAGGTATATCAGAGAGACAGATAGAACCACTTAAAATTGCCATAATTATATTGTTTTTAATGTTACACTTCCAACTACTGGAATCTCTTTTAAATATTTCTTATACAAATCAGGATAATCTTTCTCAAACGCCTTCTTGTCGAAATCCTTTCTGATAGTGTCCTTTTTGCGAGTAAATGATATGATATCACCTTTCCAACTATATTCACCGGCTTCTACCATAGCCATCATAACGCCATCAGTTATTTCTTTCTTTTTATCGGACCAGTATTTTGCCTGTGATACAATTTCCTGTATTGTCCTCTCCATCTTTCGGTACTCGTCAGGAAGAGTAACAGGGGATATGGAATAGGGATTCACAAACTGTCTGCCTTCCGAATCACATTTCAACAGATTTATTACAATTTCTGATGGTATTCTCTCGACTTCTACTATTTCATGGTTTTTACCTCTCAACCATATACCTATAAGCCTTACCGCATTGCATCCCGGATTCTGCAACTCAAAAAAGTATGCATATATACTCAACTGCCATCTTACGGATTCCTTGTCAAGCACGTAAGTGGTCTTTATATCTCCCAATGTAAAATCAGTTTCATTTTCGCGATAAACCTTGTCGATACAGCTTGCATAGTGCTCATTGTCAGATACAAGATATTCGGAACATTCGTACCTCAATCCCCAATCATCTTTCAGTTCCTTGTATCCTTGTGCTTCATCGCTGTCATGAGTTATCCCCATATCATCGACAAGTTCGCAGATACTATGGATCATAGTACCTCTTTCAGCCGCTTTCCTTAACACGTCTTCGGGAACATCACGGTATTTATCGGGGAAAAGCTGTCTGCCTATCACGGAAGTAATACCACTTAGTTCCTTATCCCCTAGCATATAAGTATGTTCATCGGGATTGAAAACGACTTGTGATTTGATTAGTTTCATTTCAGTTCTCCTTTCCTTCTTGTCACCGCTTCAACAAAACGTTTGTCACTCTGTAATTCCTTATAATTTCCCCATACTACCTGTAATGTCTCGATTGACAGGCTTGATCTTACTTCCTGCAATGCCATCGCAAGGAAATCCGTTTCCTCAGGTGTTGTACTATCAGGGTCCTTTTGCTCTTCTGTAGGAATCAGGAACAATTGAAGCAAAGAATATTTCAGCGCTATGCTCATTGCTTTATTCATTCCTTTATCGCCTGCGTCCATTGCTTCACCAACATTTACAGTTTCCACAAAGCTGCCATCAGTGGTCATATACCTAAACTTTATCGTAGCCCTTGTAAATGTGTTCGTACCGCCGGATTTCGTTATCCTGTTCTCCGTTGTGAAGTTCTGCACTTCCTGTAGTATGAACACCTCATTTTTTGAGAATAATTCATGAAGTTCGTTCATTACGTTGTCAATCCCACGGAATTTGAATCCCTGTTGCTGGTTCTTCTCCGATTTGGTGATAGCCTTTGTCTCTTTGAGAATATTGGCTATCTTGCTGTATATTAACTGTTCACTCATTATAAAATTATTATTTACCAACACAAAAAAGGCAGGTCCGCAGTCTTTACAAAGTTCCGCTTCCTGCCATGATATCTTTCCAATTCTTCAAGTTCGTTTTCTAGAGAATCGATTTCTTCATTAAGCAAGGATATATACTTGCCCTTACATTCAGCATTGAATGTGAGCCTTACCGATTCCTCACTCATTGACTGGACTATATCAAGCTCTGAATAAAGTTTTTCCAATTCATCGCTTATCTGGCTTATAGTTCTCATACCTTTTCAAGAAATTGGACCGGCAACGAGCATACACCCTTCATATTAGGATATTTGACATCAGCATACCCGTTAGCGATATAAACAATCGTACCTGTCAGCGTATCACCTATCTCACGTACTTTATCACCTTTCTTCATAACCATTTTATTTTAAGTTCAACTTTAACCGGAGGATTCTCCATCTTGGAAAATCCGTCAAGAATTTGCTCTTTAAGAAGTTTGGGAGGTCTGTCAGTAATCTTATTATCCAAGATAGACAGTTCCTCACGTTCTCCGTCATAAAACACAAGCGTTACGCCTTGAACTATATATGGATTCATGGCAGTTCGGTATAAGTAAGATTTACACCGACACATTCATGTGTCGCACGGATACTGTTACGGTATTTCTCCAAATCATCCACCATAACAGGCATGAACAATTTTACTGTATCCCTGCCACCACTGGCATACACAAGCTGGTAACTTGTTATTTGATATTTCTTTTCCATGATATTTATATTATTGTGGCAATGGTTTCCAAAAATCAATGTCCCATGCCCGGTTAGTATTTCCACATATCCAAATGTTTTTCCGATGCTCACTGTCGAATACCAACATCCCGGTATTCACAAATTTCCCGGAACTCTTTACAAGCACTCTTGTGTCCAATGGTGGAGGATCTTTTTCTGCATTCCTCCATTTTATGGATTCCAAAACAAATTGAGCACCTTTCTCAAAATCCACTGATGCTGTTCTTTTGTGCGTAATTCCATGTATGCCATTTGCATACTCTCTGGCTTTCTCCTTTATTATATTTATATCCATAATTTAACTTGTTACCAATTAAAAAGCTCCTGTTATCTTCACAGACTACAGGAGCAAAACCTAAACGACTTTATTATGATAACTTACAGCCACCGTCAGCGGAATCGAACCGCCGTACTATCCGTTAAATGAAAGTAGAGATTAGAACAGATGATTATTTATGCTTATATCCTTAGACAGTACCAACCATGGACAGTGAAATTCCGTACCTATATTCACATACAGGCACGGACAGACAACATTAACTTTATGAAATAACAAAAAAACTAGATGAAAAAATCATTCATATTCCTTTAACTCCTTATATGTCATTACCACCAATCTCACACAAAATAATGAGATAATAGAAAATATAATCACCGATACGGATTTTATAGGACTTTCCGTAACTATCGCACCATAAATCATTCCTAAAGAACATAGTGCGGCAAATATAGACAGGATAAAATTGGCTGTTTTCATTATATTATGTAAAAAGGGTACGTTCCCAAATAGAAGTATAAACTGTCACATTTAAAACTTTATTGATGGAAAGGAGGAACGTACCCAAATTATTATTACTTTTGTTGTGTCACATTTAAAATTTTAAGGATATGTATTCAGAAAAAGAAATGCAAAAAATTAATTCCAAATTGGAGTCTATAAAATGTCCAATTTGCAAATGCACTGTTTTTAGTGTGAATAACAAACCATCTCAGGTAATAAGCTATCATGAAGATGTAACTGGAAATATTAATCCAAGTCTACACTCTTCAATAAATTGTATAAGAGTTAACTGTGTTAGTTGTGGATATGTTATGCAATTTAAAGAAACCATATTTCTTAATAGATAGCAACTGAATCATAGCCGTATTCCGTTTTAACATGGAACACGGCTATCCCATCTGACTCTTGTTGATGGAATTTCAAATCTGTATCTTTTATAGAAAAGTTTAACAATTGTTTTATTAATTCTCTTTTTTCTTTTTCTGTTGTAATATTTGTGGCGTTAACAGTTATGCCTTCTTTGGTTCTATTTATAAATGCTTTCATAATGTATATTTTATATATTGTTCCCCTCAACGGCTTAAACCGGTTGTTACCACGAATCTTACGGGAGGGGATATATTAGACCTTTCGGCGGTACTTGTGCCCAACCAAGTTTACTTAATGCACTAAGGACAAATCGGTGCACCGAAAGTATGTTCAATCAATTATTATTATAGACCCTCAATACGTCACGGCATCCCTGCTGGTATTGACTCCTATAATCAGTCCGTTTGTCTGCATTATACGGCTTATGAGTTACACCATATAAGCATTTACAATGATGTGAAAGAACTTTAAGAAGCTCCCCTCAACGGCTTAAACCGGTTGTTACCCCGAATCTTACGGGAGGGAAGAAATAATAATCAAATCACTTTATGTTTCTCTATGTACCTTTGCAATGAATTTACATTGTACCATATCATTCTCCCATCACGACAAAACGATACTTGCCCACTCTCCCTAATTTTGCGCAGATAATCATCAGCACAGCCCAGGAAGCACATTGCCTCTTCCCTGCTTAGCCATATCTTATTGACGGGTTGGACTTTCCCGTAATTTATATTTACCTTTTTTACATTGCTTTTTTTATTCAAATCCTGATTTATCGCTTTCATAATCAATCTGTTTTTGTAAAACCAGTTTGCCGGGAAAAAAAGTTGTCAAGCCCTTAAATATCAGCCTAACTTCCTCGGTCTTGTTTGTCATTATAAGCTCCATATTCCTAATTTTATTTCCCTATTGCAGTTATTGAAATGCTATTAGACTCCCAGTCTGTGGTAGTCGAGTAATTAGATATATCAGCAGGTTTCCTTGTTTTCTTTACATAGCCGACAAGGGCAACTGCCGAATGGCACCCTTTCGGGCTTCCCACGATGAACGTCTTTGTTCTTCCGGGTCTAATTTTCAAAATATCTTCTACCGTAACTTTCATATTTATTTGATTTTATTTTATTCTCTGTTTTAAAGGCACGGTTTGCGAATTTTCGCTATATTTGCAGTGTTCAGTTGCGATAAAGTGCGAATTACATTCGCTCGCCATGCCTTATTTGTTTTTTTGACAATACAAATATAGCAACATTATCGCATATATGATATTTCTATGCTAAGTTTTAACATTGATTAATACTAAAAGCTATATATTATGGACTATCGAAATGTGGATGTTTGTGAACGCATAAGAGATATTATGCACGAAGAATCATTGAGCCAAAAGGAGTTAGCATCTATGACAGGTGTGGTTCAATCCTCAATATCCGCTATATTGGGAGGAAAAAGAAGTCCAGACCCTCTTGTCAATGCAATGAGCGATAAAATGGGGATTAGCAAGCAATGGCTTATTAATGGGGTTGGGTTGAAATATGAAAATAGCAAGATTATAGCAGGAAATAGGAAAGATGCAAATACTTGCGAAATTCTTTCGATGGAGGATAAGGTTAGCCTTATGAAGGAAATGAACGCCCTTTATGAGAAACACCAGTCTCTTTTGGAAGAAGCCCAAAACATTATGAAGACCATTATTGAGATAAACAAGAAGATATTAATCAGTAACTGCTAATTTCAATATTATGATTCAAAATACAAAAGAGGAATTGTTTGCACAACAAACAGAATGGGAAAGAAATTTTTGCAGTGGAAATAGCAAAAGATTATATAAGTACAGATGTGATATATATCGAGATTTATTCGCATTGCAAAACAACTTGGTGTATATTCCTTCACGTGAACAGCTTAATGACCCAAATGAATCGTGTCTGAATTTATCGGAGGTTTATAGCGTTATTCACTCGCATGAAAATCAAAATCCTCCAGAACATGGGGAATCATTAGAAGATGGAATTAGAAAAATGGTTGAGGATATTGGGATTCTTTCAATGTGTAAAAGTCCCAACGAAGAGTGTTTGTGGTCGTATTATGCAAATGGCCATAAAGGATTTTGTATTGAATATGATGTGAAAATGTTATGGGATTCATTCGTAGAAAAAGAAATAGTTTCATGTATATTAGAAGTGTCCTATGAAACTCAAAGAGTAATAGCAACTATTGCTAATATAAGAAGTTACATTCAGAATCCGATGGATTTTCTTCGCAAAACAACAGCTTCTAAGAGTATAAAATGGAAAGGAGAAAAAGAAGTTAGATTTGTGTTCAATGTAAAATCTGAATATGTTGATATTCCCAAAGAAGCTGTAACAGGAATATATATTGGTGAAAGATGTACTGACGAGATTGAATTAATCCAAAATGCTGCAAAGATCATCGGAAATGAGAAGCTGAGATTATACAAGATGCGCTTCCGTAAGGATTCTTTCGACATGTATTTTGAAGAAATAGCTTATAAATAAAATAATAATGATATGGCAAAACCGAGAGTTTTTATAAGTTCTACATTCTATGACCTAAAAACAATAAGACTTGAATTGGATAAGTTCTTAAAAAGTTTAGGATATGAGTCTGTAAGAAACGAGAAAGGAGATATACCGTATGGTTCCACTGAATCTATGCAGTCTTATTGTTATAAGGAAATTTCAAATATTGATATATTAGTTTCTATTATTGGAAGTCGTTTTGGGTCTCCAAGCGAAAATGACAAGAGTCGCTCTGTTTCAAACATAGAATTAAAAACAGCAATAGAGCAAAATAAACATGTATTTATTTTCATCGAAAAAAGTGTGTTTATTGAATATGAGACATATTTACTAAATGAGGATAGCGATAAAATAAAATACAGATATGTTGATGATGCAAACACATACAAATTCATAAAGGAAATAAAAGCACTTAAAGCCAATAATAATATAAAAGAGTTTGAAAATGTAGATGATATAATATCTTATTTGCGTGAGCAATTTGCCGGACTAATGAAGCAGTTTTTTATACAAGAACAAAGACTTGGAGAAATAAATTTGATAAAGGGTATAAATTCGACTGCAAGTACATTAAAAGAATTAGTTGACTATATTCAAAACACAAATGAAAGCCAAAAAGAGAATTTGAAAGAAATTATAAAAACATTCCATCCTATTATAGGGGAGCTAAAGGAAATGCTTCACATACCTTACAAGTTTTATATCGAGGAATATAAAGATTTGAAAAATTTGTTAGAGTCAAGAGGCTTTAATCTGATAGACCATATCCAAGGAGAAAGTGGTAGTTTTGTTTTTGAAAAAGAAAAGGATAGTATATCTTCTTATAGAATGACTATTGATAAATTTATATTTGATAAAGATATGACCCTAAAACCGTTTCAACCCAATGAATGGAAATATTCATTTATAAAGATGGAAGAGCATTGTGATGAATTACCATTTTAATAAATTGAAATAATTAACCCATTAAAAGCAACATTATAGACAATGTTTTTTTTCTCATATTCTTCCATTTCTTTAAAATTTTGGGTGATGTTCGTACATGAAAGAAAAGAAACTGTGGGTAACTATAAAGCATGGGTGGTTTCTTGGGTCTTTCATTGCGCTTTGATAGGGATCGCGGTCATGTTAAGAAGAACGTTGTCAAGTTGTGAACGGCAAAGTTATAAAAAAAGAATACAAACTGAAATAACTAAAAAGATGGAACGTATCGTTTTATTATGAAAAGTGTTAATAAATTCATAACAGAGAATAAAGGGGTATTATCTTTGTTTGGAATTTTACTTGGTATAGTATTTAGTGCTGGATTATTCGTTGGTTCTAACAATATGGATAGATATGATACTATAAAATATGGTCATGAAAGTCTTGATAAAAGAACTAACAAAATTGAAGGCCAAATAAATAATATACAAGAACAAGTAAAAGACATTCAAAATAAGATTGAAAGTTTACGAGATGATATTCATAAGAACGCTGAAAAGCAACAAGATAATATTCATAAATTGGAAATAGAATTTTATAAAAATAAAAAGTGATATGAGCAATAAGAACTATACAATAAGTAAATATTCAATAGTTTATACTTTGTCTATTTTTATAGGGTTAACTTCATTGATTTTTATATATTATTCTTCAAGGAATAGTGATTTCCTTAAAAATGAATTAGCGCAAAAAGAATATAATATAAACATTCTAAATGAAAAAATAAATGAATTACAAGAAATATACAAAAAAAAATATGACGAAAAATCTGAAAATATATGTTTAGTGTCATATAGTTTTAATATAAAGCGTAGTAAGTTAGTTGTAAAATATAACAATAAGTTTAATCTAAAAAATGGAGATAGAATTGAACTTACTTATAAGAATGGGAATGTAAAAACGACTATTGAGCTATATGTTTCAATAGACCCCAACATAGATAAAACAGATAAGTCTGATTTTATAATAAGCTATGGGGATTTACGCATACTGACAAATAGAAGAAAAAACACAAAGGGCATTTATGAAATGACATTTAAGAGAACTACAACAGATAGTGTAACTGATAATAACTAATAAATCAGTGCGATAATCGCTGAGTTATCGCACTGAAAAATTATAAACAATGAACATATACAACATCATTGGTAAAAAACGAAATGATTAAGGAAAATAGAAGGGTTACTTTTGGATAACATCAAATCATTCCAATTGTATCTTATTTTTTTTGCAATATCTCTCAAAAGCACGCTTCCCACCTTTAATACATTTTACATCAACTCTTATTTCATTACTCCCCAATTTTATTTGAAGCATCTTTAAAGGGGGTGTTTTCTGAATCATAAATTCATATTCACAATCGTCCGGGACTTGTTGTTTATCTACAAAATTATAAAACAATTTAATCTCGTTATACACATCTTGCGGACTACCAGATTTCACATGAAAGCCATTCCCCCAAAATGATTTCATAAAATCAACGGAAAAAACTTCTCTCCCATCATCATATTTTGTTGATGTTATAGAATATCCGCATTGAGAATATATGGAAACTACCTCCTTGGCGCAAATTTTAGTGTTAAATCCTAAAGATAAACAAGTTAATAAGAAAATTAATAAGTTATTCTTCATACGATATAATTTTAAGTTAGTGAATTAACATATACGCAATCTTCCCAATATTTAGGAACTCGCAAGAATTCAAGTTCTACCATCATCATTCATAATTTCTATTTTCATAGTCTTATTTATCTTTCTTGTTCAGCAATCTGTCTTCTGTCTGTTCCAGTGTTTTCTTTTTAATATTAAGTTGGTGCTCTACTATCAAATCATAATCGCAATGAGTATCTCCACTCTTTATTGTTACAACAAAAATTTCCAAAGAAACAAGAACCAAAAATAAAATGCAATAAAAAGTAATAGACAAAAAACTACTGGTTATAACCTCCCATGTTGCATTTAGTTCTTCTATAAAACCAACTTTCCTTTTTGCAAAATCCAAACGAACTTCCTTATCTACTACACTCTTGTTCTCTTGAAGTTTTTTTAATTGTTCCTGATAAATAGCAAGTTGATTTTCATTAGCTTTTGTTTGCGCAGATATTGGATTTTCCATACTTCTTGTAACTACATTTGTAGTTTTTGTTTTTATGGGATTACCTTCATCATCAACGCCTGCGACAACCTCTTTATTGTCAACGTCTGTAACTTTTATAACAGGATTCTTCTGCAATTTTTCATATAATTCAACATTTATCCGTCCAATAGAATCTATAGCCTCTGTAAGCATCTTAATATCAGTATTATACATTTCTAACCTGTAAGATATAGCCTTCTGAATCTGTTTCTCCCTATTTTCATCCACCTTTATTCCTAAGTCATTTTGAAATATAATTTGGTCAAATATAAAAGCACCGAGGAAAGACATAAGAACAGCTAATATAAACCTAAACACATAAGACCATGTTGGTTTACCAACAGCTAAAATGATAATACGTTCTATACATAAAACAATAACCATAAATGCAAAAGACACAGCGCACTTCCCGTACATTGAATCTATATTAATATACTTGTCCGCAAAGCAAAATCCTATTGTACCCCATAATATCATCATTATAGTAATGGCAGAAGTAAGCCTTTTAAATGTACGATGGCTTGCCTCTCCACAGTCTTTCAATATGTCAACTCTCCAACCTATAAGAAAGCATCCTATTTTAGTAAGTATTCCCATAAACTATTATCTATTTATAAAAGATTCGGATTTTGCAGCCACTCCTTTTAAAAACCCCCTTTCATAAGAAGCTATCATATTCATCATCTTTTTGTCTTCTCTGTCAAGAGACAATTCCATATCGTTTATTTTTTTAAGATGTTCATTATAAGTATCTCTCCTTGCTTTCAAAGACATAGAAGAAGTAGTCAACCCTTGAATATCCACAATATCAATTTGCACATTTATATCTCGAATGTCACTTTCATATCTTAAACGAACTTGCTCAAATAGCATTTTAAGCCCATTCTTAATAATTTCCTTCTTCGACTCTTTGTACGCCATATCTGCATTGCACATCGCATCACTATATCCTTCTTGCTCATAATCATCTTGTATATAAGCATAAATAGCATCAATAGGCATACCTGTACCATATTTAATTGTTATAGTATTGCTTTCTAGGTTTGGCTCTGAATCATCAACAAAATCCTCTCTTCTAATCTCAGGCAGAATTTCCTTACTATTATCCTCCACATTTGGCAATCCAACAACTTCTGTGTTATTAACTTGGTTGCCCTTCTTGAAAAAATTAAAAAGTCCCATATTTATTTATTGTTTTAGTTGGAATATCAAATTTTGCATGTCCTCTTTGGTGGCAAGAACTACATAGTGTAATAAGATACTTATCATTATATTCCCATGGCCGAAGTTTTCTCCCATTTTTATCAATATGGTATTGCTTATGATGTACAACCAATTTTTTTTCACTTCCACATATTGCACATTTATACCCATCTCTTTCTAATATATGCATTCTCTTTTCACGCCACCTTTCATCAAACAGAAGCTCTCTATATGAACCGTGATTAGAATAATATTGCTTCATTTTCTCAAACCCTTTCTAAAACTGCTGTTTGCACCCCTTGAACTCTTCATAAGTCCACCTTTTACAACCCAAGTGATAACAGCAATAAAAAATAGTATGTCCATAACAACATTACATTTTAGTTAAACGTTGCAAAATTACAACATAATTCCAAACTGTCCAAAAATAAGAGGTATGTTAGATCGCATGAAAAAAACAAATAAAAATTTGTCTTTGCAATATAATGTATTACTTTTGCATTATAACATAATACAATATATAGAATGGATACAGAACATAATGCGCTCTTTTGAAATAGCAAATATCCAAGCATGTTCTTAAACATATATATTTTTCTATTAGAAATATCGATAAATAAAAATAATACCGTATATTTGCAGCAGAAAACATAGGCAGGTAAATCCTAAACAAAGAGTGATATACATCATAAGTGTATTTGCAAATACACCTCTTTTAGGGTCTGCTTTTTTTGCTTTAAACGTATAAATATGGGTAATATAAGATTGAAACAAGAGCCGATTTCTTCCAAGAAGGACAACTCTGATTTGAACAAATCAAAATCAGGGCAAAAGTTCGTGTTGTCTGATGTTTCCAAGGAAGAGCTTGACAAAAGGAGAATACCCGTATATTCCTATTTGCTATAATGCTTCAAAGTGCATATCCGTTCTATTTCATACAAAAGAACAAAGGAGACTCGCAGGGTCTCCTTCATATTTTATTATATAGGTTTAGGTCTTCCAAATCAAAGTTGGTGTATATTGTCAGAGTAGAAGAATATGAGCATAATATCTATGCCGTAAAATTCTACCAGAAGAACCATTCTCTATCAAAGAACAAATATAGGATAATGACCAACACCAACGAACCAAGACGGATAATAAACACCTGCATAAATATCATGCTGTCTATTTATCACATGAACCCCAAAGCGTCTTTTGGATTCATAGGCTCAAATGGATTCGGCGAAGATGTATGTTGCACAAAAAGATACAGGGTCTATTCAAAAATCATAGCGACTTATTTTAGTGACAAGCATTTTTATCACAAGGAAAACATAGAGAAAAGCGCATATATGCTCATAAACAACGTGTCTTTAGCCGAGAACCCTGATTTGGTAAACCAGATAGAGACTTTCTTTATTGAACAATACGAATATTTTGAATAGGTTTGTGTGAAGTAACGATTATTTAATTATATGAAAAAAGCCGCAAATACTTGGTAAAACGCGGCTTTCATTTTGTCAAACATAATATTTACTCAAATTTCTACCTTAATATTGACAAGCACATTAGAATTACTTCTCAATATTAGCTCTGATCTGTTTAAGTAACAAAAATGCCCCTTCCATCTTATAGTTACCCAAACATTGTTGGGCTTGCATAATACAGCTTTCGACAGTGAGAGCTAAATCGGGAGTAAACGCAGATTTATTAATTTGCATTGTTTTAGGAAGTTGGCTAGCATGATCATTAAACCATGCAATCATTTCATTCAATTCTTCCTCTGTGTAACTTTGTCTTTTCTCAGCCATACTACAAAAATTTAATCCATTATTACAGGAACAGCAAAATTAAAAATCTTGTTTAAAATATACATATTATGAGATTGATTTATTCATGATTTAGACTTTTTTAAGCCACCCGATATGTAATCAATCACTCTCCTGTTAGCCTCATCAATCTTATCCCTGTCGAAATCAATGTATATATCTGTAACATCACAACCAAAGGAGTGCCCCAAAGCTAAAGATATTACATCTTTCGGAATATCCACCTTATGTGCTAGCGTAGCCCATGTATGACGCGCCCAATATGTTGAAAGTCCGGGAAACAATGGTTGCTTACTTTTTTTCCCACCAAGCCCATTTCGTTCAAACGGGCCTATCCCTTTAAGATTCTTATTCATCCTGTGGGTAAAATCATGATAGTCTCCATAGTAATCTAATACATCTAGTAAATGAGTTTTACCTTGATACCTGTCCAATATAGCTTGTGCTTCCGGCTCTATTTTAATAGAGTAAAACTTCTTTGTTTTCTGCCGATAATATTCTATACGTCCATCTATTATATCCTTGTGTTCAAGTAAAAGCAAATCACCTATATTTATTCCAACAAGATATACAATCAGCATAAATATATCCCTGTATTTCTTTTCAAACTCCTCACAAGGATAATCACGCAATAATCTCAATTGTTCAACAGATAAAGCACGTTTTCTAGTTTCTTCTTTTTTTATCTTATACTTTCGAAAAGGATATAAGGTAGTAATTTCTTCATCAATAGCATAATTGAATACTGCACGAATGTTACGCAGGTGAATAGAATAAGCGTTTACTTTCATCCCTGATTCAGCCATCCAACTTTCAAAATTAGACAGCCATTTCCTATCCATTGTGTCAAAGGTGCAATCCGGATCATATTCAAGCAGTTTATTTCTAGTTGTATTATAAACCGTTTTTGTTCCTGTATTACTCTTTATGGAAACAAACTCATCAAGATAATCTATAAAACATCTTGTTTTTTTTACAACCTTTTCATCAAATACATATTCGCTGATTATCTCCTTGGCTTTAGCGGAAGGCAAAGAAGATAATCTAGCTTCATCGTCAATAATCAACTTTTCAGCCTTATTCTTCAAACTGACAAGCCTTACATTTTTTACTTTATACTGTGGTACCGATTTGTCCAAATAAGACACTTCATTAAACTTTTCAGAAGACGGTGTAGATATTCCAGTGGAGAAAACAAACCTCGTTTTCCCTATCCGTATCACAAGAAGAATCATCTGAGATCCATCCTTCTTTGCTCTTGTGTCAGGTATCAATCTTACTGTTGCCAT